GGAGTTGGCTCTTGAAGCACGACTGGCTCGGGAGTTGCCTCTGGTTCTTTTTCAACGGCTTTAGGTGACTTTGAATTATCTTCAATAATGCCAGCGCTAAGTAACCATTTAATTGACTGAGGTGCTAAATCATCTACAATATCGCCCGCTTCGGCGCGTTTGTTTGGCGGATAATCAATTCCCGCTAATACTCTATAACCCATCTAAACCTCCTATTAACGGTGCATGGGTAGCCCAAGTCACCGTCTAGGTCACACGGACACGGAGGTAAGACGAAACTCGGGCGACTAGCGCACAGTAGGTTTATTGTATCAGGATGTAATTTCTTCTAATCGGCGCAATGTAGCCTTTGCACTTGGAATCAATGCAATCATGTCCGCCTCGGACTCTGGCTCGATTGAAGTGAATGTTGCGTAATACTCGGCATCGCTATAAATATCTTGCCAAGCCGCATCATCAAGTTCGACAGTTACATAAACTTTGTTTCTTTTAATTTCAACTGCTGATTCAGAACAGCCACGGTTTTTATGGTCGCTCCAGAACTTCAAAGGCAAAGTCACGACTCTCATACCTATCCCCTCTCTTACAAGGATAGTATATCATACTAGGGTTAGTTATTCAAATGTTTCTCTGCGAGCGCGTTCTTCTCTAATCATCGCCAAAGTGAGAAAGTATCCAACTCCATCTACAACTGTATCGGGCTTGGTCAGATGGGCTTCTCGGGCAATCTTCATACCAACCATACATAGACTTACCTGCTCAGCGCTTACGGGAACTCCAAGGATGGCTTCCCATATAAGTCCTGCTCTAGCAAAATTATCTAAAGGGTGTCCATAAGCCTTCTGACGCTCTCCTGAGACGAGTTCAGCCGCATGGAGGGCAATGTCCCTAGGGTCGTTCATTTGAGCAACTGGAGGTCGCTGATGCCCTCCTGCGACACTACAAATGTTAGGACTCCCACATCCGCAATCTCCCCCGTTGATTGTCTCCACCATACGCTCCCCCCGTCTAGTGCTGGTGCTTGAATCCATTTGACTCCTCCCCAATCTGCTAGTTTGAATGAGTGGTAATGACCCGATACTAAAATATCGCAATCTCCAATTGCTTGACGCCCTAGAGTCTGGTCAGCAATCCAGCGACGCAATTTTGCCTCTGGACCTGCTCCAGCACGGGCAAGATGACCATGAGTTATGCCAATAATTTTTCCCTTCACTTCAAGGGTAAGGCTCAACTCATCGGTTGGGATAGCAAACTTGATATGACTGTAAGTATCTGGATTAGCACCAAAAATTTCAGCAACGGACTCAACGAGAGCGACATCATCGTTATCGCCAAGGGTTGTAAAGGCTTTACCGTTTTTTCGGTTCTCTCCGTGGTTTCCACCAATCGCGGCTACTGTAATTTCTGGCACTATTTTTGACCATCGAATCAAAGCATCCCTGAGTAATCGGCGGGCAATTTTAACTTGGTCGCGCCTATCTAGTTCAACTGTAAAAGTTTGAATATCGTAATGACCATCGCATCCTTCAACTAAATCCCCTAAACACAGGACGGTAATTGAATCAATAGGTCGTCCCATTTTACGCAATTCTTTTAATCTCAACTCAACATCGTCAATAGCCTGAAGCCAGCGTCCCACTAATCCCTTGAGTCCATCACCATCTCTTTTACCCACCTGCCAGTCAGAAGCGCATACAACAAGACTTGCGCTACCAATAAAAGGTTTTGAAGGTCTTGGTTTATGTTTTCTTATTTCTTGAATCAAGGCTTCTATATCGGCGTTTTCTTTGGCGCCCTTTCTGACAACTTTGCCTTTCCATTGACGGTTGAGAATCCCCATAGTGTCGCCCCATACATTGAAAAGGACGGGTTCAACAACAGCAAAATTCTCAGGGTCAAGCCCCCACATCCGCAAAACACCTGACCAATCTGGGTGTGAATCGCCTTCAATTGGGGCAGTTGTAATAGAACCTTCATCACCATTCCAAGTGACCCCAGGTTGCCATTCGGCTTGTCTTTGCCGTGGCTCACTCTTTTGAACTGAAGCAATCTCTGTCGTTTTGAGGAGATTGTCTAAGGCATCATCAAGACTCACGCGGACACTTACACCCATCTTTACCAAGTAGCCGTCTGCGGTGACGGCGCATAACATCAGAGCCTACCGTAATGTCAAAAGTTGCTAACACCTCCACTAAGCGAGCAGAGTTTACTTTTTCATTCAACAAGGCTTCTTTGAATTTTGTTTGTGATGGTTCGGGAAGTTCTCTTGTAATTCTTCCGACTGAGCATCCATCATTGATTCGCCCTAAACCAATAAGGTCATCTAAAGCGTGGGTGAACTCATCCTGATTTATTTTTGGATTTACAGCGGGGACATCTGATACTCCATGGGCGCGTCGCACTTTCGAAGAGGAGCCTGTCACATTTCCAGCATCGTTGGAACTCATCGGTTGTTGCGTTCCTGCCATAAGCATCAGCCACTCTCTCTAGGGGAGCCGACGGCTCCGTAACTATGTCCTCACTAGACATCGGAAATTCACCGACACTAATGGACGATATTTACCATCAACTCCAAGCGGGTTCACAGAACCCATTGGTTCGATACGCATAATTTTGACAGAAGAAATTGTAGTGTCAAGCACCGACGCCAATAAAACACGGATTGATTCTGCCTTATCTCGGGCAGTTGGGTAGTCCTCACGACCTGCCCGAGCGATAATTTGAATCATTGGATAGTCAATAACAATGCCACCAGTTCCCATGGTGAAGGCGGATGGAGAGCCAGCATTTTCATAAACAGCCACACACTCATCTGGGGTTTCTGGCAAAGTACCTAAGAACAAAGTTGTGCCTAAAGTTCCAAGACTATTGGTGACTAAGTAATCCCCAATGGACTCAAGGATTGTTGCCATTATTGACCCGCCTTTTGTTGGATGAGGTTGATAATTCTACTTGCCATATTTTTCTGGATATTTGGCAAAGCCTCCATGAATGGTTGTTCCAGATATTTAGCCTGTGTTGGTGGGTTGTGATAATACTCTTGTATTTCGTGGACTATGAGGGCATACGAGGCGGCAGGTCCACCGTAAAAGACATCAACTGCCACGCCGCCGCTTGAATAAATAGGTGCTGAAACGCCACCCGAACCGCGAAGTGCGCCCGTATCAACTGGAACCAAAATTTGAGATTTATTAAAAATATTTGTTGCTTCTTCAAGAATTGCCTGTCCTACAACTTGCGCGGCTTCGGGCGGGACGGTTTTGAGCATGTTGAGCAACTCATCGCCACCTTCTAAAGTAAAAGTATAATCAGCCATGGTTAATGCCCAAAACGAATGACTGTGTGATGCGCTCCGTTTTCATCTGAAATGTTATCGACGCCATTGATTGTAAATGTTTTTGCGCCAAAAACCATCTTATGACCAGCAGTTAGTGTTATTTGAGGACCATAAGTAATAAAATATCCAATATCGGTTACTTCAATTCCTTGGACATCATAAGTTTTTGATGCGCCATAAACAAGACGCCCGACGGCAGAAGTCACGGTTCCAGCAAAAGTTGGTTTGTTGTATTTATCAACCGAACTCTTACCCGTAAATGTGACCGTATCGGTCATAAATTCTAAAACTTTTGAGTAGATAGCGTCTGCCATGACTACCGACCTAACTATTAACTGGTTTATCTAAATAATTGCTATTTGGATTATCGTGAATTCCAGCAAAGAAGTCTGTGTTGTAATCATCAACCATTCTGTCGTTAGTTGAAAGAAGGGAATCAGCGTTAGCCCACATAGTAGGAGGTGTTTTACGCATACGGCGCTGAAGGAAGTTATTAGCAAGGTCTTGGTATTGCTTTGACTTAGCGGTATAAGACTCAGATACCGAAATGTCTCCTACGCTTTTTGAAGTTGAATCGGCTAGACGACTAAAACGAGCAACAAGAGTTTCACACGCGGCACGACAAGTTTCATACACATTGCTCCACTCAGCAATTAAATAATCCAACTCAGCATCATTGAACAAAGGGTCGTTAGAATCAACATCGTTGATGAGAAACCTCACCTTGTTACGGGTTGAGGTAGATGGGTCATTTGAGTAAGTAAAAGTCATTACATACCGCCAAGCAAAAATCCAACTGTTCGGGCATCATTTTGGGAAGTAAGCACATTTACTGCATCTGTGTCTGTTGCTTGGCTTGCATTAGCAAGTCCAGTAATCTTAAAACCACCCGCCGCTAAAGCGTTACCCAAAGTGCCTGAAGTAATTGTTGCGCTAGTTAAGGTTCCGCCTGTAATTACTGGGGAGGTTAGAGTCTTATTTGTAAAAGTTTGAGTAGCGGTGAGTAAGGCAACCGTTCCAGTTGCATCGGGAAAGGTAATTGTGCGGTCTACGGTTGGGTCTATAACAGTAAGCGTGGTTTCAAAAGCATCCGCTGTTGAACCTTCAAAGGTTAAATTAACAAGGTTTGTTGTCCCTACATAAGAGTCAAGAAGAGTATCAATGTCGCCCGCAAGGTTAAGAAAATCGGTATGGACGGCAGGATTATCTCCAGCGGTAGGGTAGCGAAGTCCTTTGGTTGTCGTACCTGCCATTAAATACCCCTAGCGCTCAAAGTAAACCCCTAATGATACCAAACAACTAAATATGGGATAATTACAATCTACTCCTGCCCCATTTGATTTTATCCCACGCTCTTTTGTGGAAGTAATACAAAGCAATTTTTGTCATAACCTCTACCCCGCTATCAGTCCAGCGGTAGACGGTTTGCCAGTAACTAGCCAACTGATTAAAAATGTGTCAATAGTTCCTGTGGTTCTCCAAGTCAGGGTTTTGGCAAGTGAGCGTGAGCGACTTTGATGCCACTATGACTCCTTAGTTTAATTAAATGTTTTTTTATTCCATATATTATTTTTGTAATAATTCCAAAACACAGAGTGGGTTTTTTTGTCTTGTTTCAAAAAATGCAACTGCAACGGACTGCCTATATTGTGAGTATTCATCAGCCACTCATCTCTTTTGAATGGAATTATTTGAGCAATTGCCGTGTTTGCTGGAATTAGTCCTTCAAAGTTTGGTTCAGTTAGAGTAAATGGAAAGTTAATTGGACTTGGGTGATTATCAGTATCAACTACTGCCTCAAATATTTTTACAGGAAAATTATCTCTATGTAAAGGATTGGTCACAATAATAGAATAACCTTTTGGCGTTCTTATGGTCCATGGGCTATTAAACCTATACGCTGGTGACACTAGACTTGGGTACTCACTAACAACCGATGGATTGTGTACACTTATCGGCAACCAGTCTTTTGTAGAATTAGCGTAGTTGTAAACTTGTCTACCATGCTCATCTATTTTGAAAAAATAATCTACTTGTGTAAACATAATGTACCCTGCTGTAATAGCATCAAATACTGGCATACATTTTTTTATTGTTGATTCACCAAGGCTAGAGTTTTGCTCAACTGTTTTCTTTTTTCCAACATAAGAATCTGCTTTTTTGTACCAGTCGGGTATAAAACTTTTAGCAGGTAATGGTGGGTAAAGCGATAATTCGTTTGAAGAAACAAAATCTATTTTAAGGGTCATGCCCTTACTCTATCAAATTATTTTTCAATCCATGCGGTATTGGTTTCATCCCAATCCCATAATTTGCTATGGTCTGGTATCTCTACTGGTGCTATCCAATGGCATGTTGATTCATTTAATGTCCATGATGGATATGGCTGGGGTGCAATAAAAGCACCATCTGTTCCTTTTGTGGCATCAAAAATGTAACCTAATCCAGCATAATTGAATCTGTATGGTGTACCACCTAATAAATGTGTGTTACCTGCTGTGTTGTAAGATGTTCTTTTGCAGGTTAAACCACGAAAATTTCCATACCAAATCTCAGGGTCTAACCCGTCAATCGTTTCTGTTTCATCTTTACCGACAATCACTTCAACGACAATGTTGTTCTCGTCTATAAATGCATAGTGCGCCATTAGAAAGTCACCAACCCTGTTCCTGCTGTAAATTGATACACGCGATAACCAGTACGACTTGGATTAGTATAAGTTAATCCACCACCAATGGAAGTAATTGCGGGGTATGTATTGGGATAAGCGACAATTACAATTCCGCTTCCCCCTGCACCAGAGTATTGTCCATAAGCATTGCCTCCTCCAGAACCACCACCCCCACCGCCTGTGTTGTCTGTTCCAGCAGTCGCGGTGCCAACATTTCCAGCGCCGCCGCCTCCTGAGCCACCAGGAGAGGCAGAGCCACCTTCGGGAGCATAAGCAGTTCCACCACCACCACCACCGCGATAAGTAGCAGTACCGTTAATTGAAGATTGAACTCCAGGACCACCTTCACCACCAGTACTGCTACTCCAGTCGTAACCAACTCCACCAGCACCACCGCCACCGCCTGTTGGGTATGGACCTGTTGCCCTAGAGTTACCCCCAGCATAACCTTCTACTGGAGAATAACCACCTAAGTTACCTGCACCATTAGCGCCACCGTAATTAGCACCACCACCAGAGCCACCTGCTTGTACAGTTTCACCCGATGAACCACCAGCACCACGACCTCCGCCTGTTGAGGAGTAAGTAGAAAATGTAGAGTTAGAACCATTAGTTGCCGCTGTTCCACCTGAGGCTGGTCCACCTCTAGTTCCTCCACCGCCAACGGTTACGGTAAATGAACCTATTGGTGTTGTAAATGCAGAATTGTAACGATAACCACCTGCGCCGCCACCGCCGCCAATGTTGGCACCGCCTCCACCCGCTCCACCAGCAACAACAAGAAGTTCAACGGTAGCAGGAAGCGAAGGAGCAAAAGTACGCAACCCGCCAACTCCTCTAGCGGAGCCACTTGCGAATGAACCAATCATAGGCATTATGAAATCTCCTTTATGCGAACTTAGTTTGTGTTTCTAAGACGGTCCATGCGGCAGA